CGCACGCTGTTGGAGAAACTTTCGACGGCGATGGGCAAGCGGCGTCAGCCGCTGGCCGTCACGATCACCACCGCCGGCGACGAAAAATCGGAAATCTGGAAGGAACAGCACGGCGCCTGCGAAAAGGTGCTCGGCGGCGTCTACGCGGATGATGCGCTGTTCGCCTTCATCGCCGAAATCGACCCGGAAGACGATCCCTGCGATCCCGCCTGCTGGCCCAAGGCCAACCCGAATCTCGGCATTTGCGTGAAGCCCGACTACCTGATTCGTCTGGCGGAAAAGGCCCGGTTCGATCCGGCGGCGAAACACATCCTGACGCGCTACCACTGCAACCGAATGGTTCTGTCAAGTTCAAAGCCGATCACCCCGGAAATCTGGTCTCGCGGCGCGGGACCGCTGCCGGACCTCGACCGGCGGCTGTGCCACGGGGGACTGGACCTCGGCTGGCGCGACGACCTGGCCGCGTTTTACCTGGCGTTTCCGATCACGGAGAACGGCGTGACGCGATACGCCTTCCGCGGTCGCTGCTGGATTCCGTCCGAAACCCCGCGCGAGTTGTCTCGCGAACCGTGGGCCACCTGGATCAGGCAGGGCTGGCTGACCGTCACGGACGGCAACACGACCGACCCGGAATCTATTCTGAAATTCATCCTCGAATGCAAGCAGCGGTACGACCTGAAAACGATCGCCCTCGACCCGAACAACGCCCGGAGCGTCGCCACGGAACTGGTGAACGCCCGCGGCCTGATCGTGTACGAGTTCTATCAGACCTGCCGCAAGTACAACGAACCGACGCGGGAGTTTCTGCGGCTGCTGACGGAGGGGTTGATTCAACACGGCGACGACCCGCTGCTGAGCTGGGCCGCGAGCAATCTCATCCTGCGGCACGACGCCAGCGACTACGTGATGCCCGCCAAGCACAAATCGGACGACAAGATCGACCCCATCGTGGCCAGCCTGATGGCATTCAGCGAATGTCTGTTCGCGGAGTCCGCGAGTTCGGTGTATGAACACCGGGGAGTCCGGGTGCTCGAATGAATCCCATGCGCTGGCTCAGAAACTGGTGGCGCCGATCGTACGAGAACCCGAACGTCTCGCTGAACGATCCCGATGCCTGGGATGATATGTTCGGCTCGACCAAAACCAGTTCGGGCGAGAAGGTCAATCGCACCACGGCGTTTCGCGTCGGCGCGTTTTTTCGCGGCGTCAGCCTGATCGCCGACACGGTCGCCAAACTGCCGCTGATCGTGTATCGGATCGAGGACGACGCCCGCGATCGCGACAGGTTGCACCCGGTCTACCCGCTGTTGCGGCGCAAGGCCAATGATTCGCAGACGGCGTTCGTGTTCAAGCAGATTCTGACGGCCAATGCCGTCACGCAGGGAAACGGCTATGCGTACATCGACCGCCACACGAGCGGGCCGGATGCCGGCCGGGCTCGCGAGCTGCTGTGGCTCGATCCTGACCGCACCCGAGTCATCCGCGAAAACGGCGAACTGAAGTACCTGGTGTCGATCGGTGGCGACTTCGACAACCAGATGGCCGAAATCCGGAAGGTGGACCCAAGTTCGATCCTGCACATCCGGGGACTCGGCTACAACGGCCTGGTCGGTTACAGCGTGATCCAACTCGCCGCCGAAGAACTCGGCCTGTGTCTGGCGAGCACCAAATTCAGCAGCACGTTTTTCGCGAACGCCGCCACGCCCCGCGTGGTGATCGAGGTGGACGGGCAGCTTTCCGACACCGCGTTCGAACGCCTGAAAAAGAGCTGGCAGCAACTCAAAACCGGCCTCGACAACGCCCACAAGACGGCCATTCTCGAAGAAGGGGCGAAGGCCCATGCCCTGAGCATTTCCACGAAGGACGCGCAGTTGCTGGAGTCGCGGGAATTCGACCTGGTGACCATTGCAAACTGGCTCAAGGTGCCGCCCCACAAACTGGGCGCGAAGGGACGGGACAGCTACGCCAGTCTGGAGCAGGCCAATCAGGAGTTTCTGGACGACGCCGTGGACAACTGGCTCTGCGCCTGGGAGTACGAGTGCTGGGACAAGCTGCTGACCGAAGACGAAAAAACAGAGGAAACGCACGACATCGAGTTCGTACGGCAGGCGCTCCTGCGGGCGAATCTGGCGCAGCGGGCCAGCTATTACCGCCAAGCGCTGGCCGGTCTGCCGTGGATGAGCCGAAACGAAATCCGCCGCCTGGAGAATCTGAACCCGGTGGAGGACGGCGACGAGATCATTGATCCGCTGAACATGGGAAAGGGTGGCGGAAACAACACGCCCGACGGCGGGGGGCAGCGAGAAACTTCCGAAGTCGCGAAAGACTTCGGAAGTTTGGGGATCGACACCAAGCGAAATGAACTCCGGAAGACGCATCAGCGGCTGGTGAGTGCGACCGTGCGGCGAATGGCGCGACGGCTGTGCGTACACGCCCGCAAGAATGCCCGGCACGGCCAGCAGGTCGCCGCATGGCTGGAATCGCGCATGAGTACGGAGCACCGCCCGACGTTGGACGAAGCGCTGGGCGAGTTGCAACCGTTGTTGAGGTCGGACGGTCCGCGTTCGTTTGCGGACTGGTTGCTGGATTCTTTCCGGCGGGAAATCCACTGTCTGATCGACCAGCCGGGAGACATCGAAAGCCTGATCGCCGCGGCCGAGGCCGCCCTCACCGAGAAACTGGCTCTGGCGGCGGCGGAGTTTTGTCACTAGGGGGACCCCATGCCACAGAACAACCTGAATCTTCCCGGATTGTGTCAACGATCGCCGGTGGTGGTCCGAGAGCAGGACAAACCGACACAGATCGAAGGCTACGGCGCCGTGTTCTACCGTGCGGACGACCCCGGCACGGAGTATTGGCTGTGGGATGACGTGGTGGAACGGATTCTACCCGGCGCGTTCGATCGGGCGCTCACGGAGGACGACGTCCGATCATTCTTCAACCACGATCCGAACCTGATTTTGGGCCGCACGTCGGCCAAAACGCTGACGCTGCGCGTGGATGCGACGGGTTTGTTTTACAGCGTGTCACCGCCCGATTCCGAAGCGGCCCGGCACGTCGTGTCGGCCATCGAACGCGGGGACGTGAACGGGTCGAGTTTCATGTTCGTGCCACGCAAGACGGCCTGGGAGGAAATCGAGCAGGAGGACCGCACGCTCTACGTGCGGAACATTCAGGACGTGGAACTGTGGGAAGTCGGAGCGGTCGTGTTCCCGGCCTACAGCAGCACCACGGCCGGCACACGGTCGAAGGGCAAAGCCGGCCAGCCGCCCAGGTCCAAGCCGATCAGCCCCACGGAAATCGCCAGTTTTCGCGGCTGGTTGGACGGCCACATCGCCGAAGCCCGCTCGGAATTCGCCGACTACCGGCGCATGTCCGACCGCGCCCGACGTCAACGCCGCGTCGAGTCCCTGTTGAAATAGCAGCTCTGAGATGATCTGCCGCGCAACACGCCCGGCATTCATTGAAAGAAGGCGGTTCGCCCAGTCGAAGCCCGCCCGAACCCACCGCGGCTCGCTTGCCCAGCCAATGCACCGCTTCACCGCAACGCATTGGCATTCAGGCAAGGAGCCACGTCATGTTGAAGCAGCTTCTCGAAGAAAAGGGAAAACTGGTCGCGAAACTTCGCGCCCTGACCGACAAGGACACCGGCGACTATCAGTGGTCCGCCGAAGACGAGGCCGAATACAAGCGGCTGAACGCCGAGTACGACAAGCTGAACGCTCGCATCGAGCGGCTGCAACGCACCGAGACCGTGTCTCGTGGAGCGACGGCGGCGGAAGGCGGCTCCGGTCAGACGATCGGTCGCGACAATGTGGCGGGCGACAACGCCCGGCCGACGCCGACCGAGAACCAGCGGGCGCTGGCGATTCAGGCGTGGTGCCGCAGCCAGTACGGATTGGAACTGACCGCCGAGCACGAGGAAGCGTGCCGGATCACCGGCATCAACCCGCGCCGCGGAGATTTGGACCTGAGTCTGCGGCGCGAATCGTACAGCCACGTGCGCACGGAACTGCGGGCCGGTTTGAACGTCGGCACCGCATCCGCGGGCGGCTACACGATCCCGCAAGGCTTCGTGAACAACCTCGAAATCGCGCTGCTGCAATTCGGCGGCGTGCGTCGAGTCGCGGACGTGATCCGTACGACCGAGGGGAATGATCTCCCGTGGCCGACGGTCAACGACACCGGCAACACCGGCGAACTGCTGAGTGAAGCCACGTCGATCGGCAGCAGTGTCGATCCGACGTTCGGACAGCTCGTGTTGCAGGCGTTCAAGTACAGCAGCAAGCTCGTGCTGGTCAGCGCGGAACTGTTGCAGGATTCGGCGTTCGACCTGGTGAGCTTCCTGGGAAGCGCGTTGGGCGAGCGGATCGGCCGCATCCAAAACACGCACTTCACGACCGGGGACGGCACGAGCAAGCCCAAGGGAATCGTCGTGGCCTCGGCGTTGGGCGTCACGGCGGCCAGCGCCACGGCAATCACCGCCGACGAACTCATCAACCTGCAACACAGCGTCGATCCGGCCTACCGGTCGATGCCGGGCGTGGGCTGGATGATGAAGGACAGCACACTGGCCCACATCCGCAAGATGAAGGACGGCCAGGACCGCTATCTGTGGCAGCCGGGACTCACCGATGGAGTGCCGGACCGGCTGCTGAATTCGCCGGTGACGGTCAACCAGCAGATGGACGCGATCGCGACCGCCAAAAAGACCGTGTTGTACGGTGCGTTCAGCAAGTACAAGGTTCGCGACGTGGCGACGATCCGCCTGCGGCGGCTGGTCGAACGCTACGCCGACACGGACCAGGAGGGCTTCGTGGCCTTCATGCGTTCGGACGGCGACCTGCTGGATGCCGGGACCAATCCGGTCAAGCACCTGATCCAGGCGTAAACGACGAAACTGCCTTTCTGTGCCAGAGTAGGACAGGTGGACGGTGGAGCTAAGGACTCGGCTCCACCGTCCATTTTCTAACCGAGAAAGCCACACATGGCAAAACGCACAATCGAGTTGAATCACTACTGTCACGTTCCCGGCGCCGAAGGCGTGCCGGGGAGCGTGATCGAGGTGGACGAAGCCCTCGCCGAGAAGCTGATTGCAGCGGGTGGGGCCAATGCCATTGCCGTCACGCCGCCACCGCCCGCGGCCGCGGTGACGGAGCCGACCGGGGAACCGGCGGCCGGCCTGACCAAGGCCAAGGTGCCGCGCACCAGGTAAACCGTCCACCATGAGCCAGACCGAACGGCCGGGCCGCCGGCCGGAAACCACGCACCGCAGCGTCACGCCCGCGGACAAGCCGCGTCGCCCCGAGGCGGATTCGGCACGGAGCCAGCAGCATGGGAATCAAGCTCATCACCGCCCCCAGCGTTGAACCGCTGGACCTCGCGACGGTCAAACTGCAACTCCGCATCGAAGGGACCGACGAAGATGCCCTGCTGACGCGACTCATCAAGATGGCGCGGCAACACGTCGAAAACATCACCTGGCGGGCGCTGATCGAGCAGACCTGGGAAGTCTCCGGTGCGCGATTTCCATCGGCACGCAAACCGGTTTTCGTGCCCAAGCCGCGGCTGCGCGAAGTCGTCTCCATCAGCTATTTCGACACGTCCGGCGCATCGCAGACCTTCGCACTCGCCAACTGCCACATCGACCCGACCACGGAGCCGGGCACGATCAGGCCCAAGATGGAATTTGTTTGGCCCATCACACAGCTTGCCCGACCGAACGGATTCACGATCCAATTCAAGGCCGGTTACGGCACCGCGGCGGCGGACGTACCCGAGACGGTGCGGCAGGCCATGCTGCTGCTGATCGGCGACCTGTATCGCTGCCGCGAGGACCATCCGGCACCGTACATCGACTCGGCCTGCCGGGCCCTGCTGCTGCCGGAAACCGTGCGCGACGACCGGCTGTTGACCTATCTGGGCGATGGACCATGAAGCACACCTGCGGCCAGTGCGACGAACTGAGCGCCGGGACGTTCGACCGGCGAGTCACGATCCAGAAGATCAAAACGTCGCCCAGCCTGAATGCGCTCGGCGAAGCCGACCTGACCGACGATGCGAACTGGGAAACCCATTGCGTTCGCTGGGCCAGCGTGGACACGCAGGGCGGCCGCGAATTCTGGAAACGGCAGCGGGTGCAGGCGGAAGTCGACCAAATTTTCCGGGTCCGATACGACAGCACGACCAAGGCGATCACGCCCAGAATGAGAGTGCTGGACGACCAGGGCGTGAAACGAGAAATCAAGGCGGCATTCGACGTGGATGCCGGGCATCGGATCATCGAAATCCAGACGGTGGCGATTGTGTAAAGAGTTGCACCCTCAACTCTCAACTCTTATGCCCGCGTACAAAAAACCCGACATCGGCGGCTTTCGCATCACCTTCGACGATGCCGCCGTGGGAAAACTGATCGAAAAACTCGCGAACATCAGTTCGGGACTGATGCGGCAAGCCGTCCCGGCGGCAATGGCCAAGGGGGCAGAGGTGATCGTCGCGGCCGCGCGGGCCGGACTGCAAAATGAGGACAGTGGCCAGACTCGCCGGCGGCTCGGCTATCGCATCCGCAACTACGAGGGGCGGACAATCGCGATCATCGGCGTGCATCGCGGACCGCGGGAAATCGTCTTCAATCGCTTCACAGGAGTGCCGCGCTGGTGGCGGGCCACAACCTACACGCACCTGATCGAAGGCGGAACGGAAGAACACCGCGAGCCGGATGTTCCCATGCTGCGGAAATTGAGACGCATCGGTGGACCCGCCGTGAAGCAGGGGAAAAAGAACCTGATTCCGAAGTCACTGATCGTCCAGACCAGTTTCCGCTGGCATCCCGGCGCCCGAGCGAAACCGTTTTTGCGACCGGCGATGGCCGAGACTCGTGAGGCGGCCAGGGAAGCGATCCGCATCGAACTCGAATCCTGGATGAACAAATTGGCTCACGGCTGACATGCTCTACGAAGCGATCCAGTACCGCCTGAAACAGACGCCCGGCGTGACCAGCCTCGCGACCGACGGGATCCACGTCTTGCGCGCTCCCCAGGCGGCGAAAAAGTTCATCGTGTTGATGATCGAGAGCGCCCAGCCGGACCACCATACCCGGGGCACGGCCGGGAGTGTCGGGGCCGAATTGCACGTCGCGTGCGTGATGCCCACGAATGTCGAGGCCGTAAACCTCGGTCAAGCCGTGCGTCAGACATCCGCCGTCCCGCCGGTCAGCGTGTTGGATGGTTTCCGAGGCCGCATCAGCGTGCCGGGGAAAGGCGACTTGTTCGTGAATTCGTGTCTGTGCCGGGGCTGGGGCGACGTCGCCGATTTGCCGCAGGGCGCGCAACAGTTCGGCGACGTTGTGAGTGTGGTCGTGTTCGACATCGTGTACACCGAGAACAGCGTGTTGCTGTGACAGTATGTCGGTCATCGTCGCCCTGTCACAGAGTGGAGAGCAGGTCGATTTTCGGGTGCAGGAGATCATCAGCATCGACGGAGTCCCGTTCGCGCGACTGCCGCAGGCCGCTGAACTACAGGAGCAAATTCAAAATCTGGAGGGACGCCTGAGCGCGTTGGAACACGTCTTGGGTGTCGCCATTTCACCGCAGGTCGAGCCGGAGACGGCTCAGGAGGAGTAGAACATGCCAGCGTCCGGCAACAGCCCCACCGGTTTCGGTTTGGAACTCGTATTGGCGACTTCGACCGGTTTTGATGCCGCCCTGAGAATCCGGGACACGACCGAGGACCAGGTCAAGCGAAGTGCGATCGACATGACGCACACGCAGTCGCCCGACAATCGGATGCAGTTCGAGCCGTCGAAGCTGGTTGACCCCGGCGAAATCAAGGTCACGCTGATTCTCCCCAAGGGAGTCGAACCGCCGATCGACGAAAAGCCGGAGGTCATGACGATCAAATATCCGCTGCAAGACGCCGAGACCGCTCCGGCCCAGGTCAGCGGTTCCGGCTTCTTCACGGACTTCGGCAAGCGATTGCCGCTCAACGACCGGATGGAGATGAACTGCACGATCAAGAAAACCGGCAAATGGACCTACGCCGCCGCCACCTAATGGCACGTTGAGAGTTGAGGTGTTCGACTCTCAATCCTCAACTCTCAACTCTGTACCCACCACATGGCCCTGACGCGACAACAGATTGAAGGCATCCGCGACTTCCAGGTCGTCCCGGTCGAGGTTCCCGGCTACGGCCCGATTTGCATCCGGTCGTGGGACGGACGGGCGCGGGACATCTACGACACCAAGTTGATGCAGCAGTCGCGCGACGTGCAGCGCGGCGACAGGACGTTTTCGGAACTCCACGATTTGCGCGGACTGACGGCGACACTGCTGGCGCTTTCGATTTGCGATGAGGCCGGCGGATTGCTGTTCGACGCGGAGCGGCCGGCCGACTTGAAGCTGCTGGACAGCCGCGGCTTGACATTCGCGCAAACACTCCGCACCGAAATCCGCAAGCTGAACAAGTTGGAACCGGGGGCCGTCGAGGACGCCGAAAAAAAGTCCGACGCGTAGACGTCTTCAACCTCGTGATGCGACTGGCGGTCGCGTCGGGCCGGTCACCGAAGCGGATTCTGGCGGAATGGGATTCCGAGGAACTGACCTGGCTGCTGGCGTTTTCCCGCGTGCATCCGTTCGGCGACGACTGGCGGCAAACGGCGAAGCTGTGTCAGACCATCATGGGGAGCGTCGGCACGCGCACGGAATTGCACAACTTCATGCCCGTTGACCCGCCGAAAATGGACCCGTTGGACCAGTTGCGAGCGATCGCCGACCTGTAGGAGTCGCGGATGAGCGAGTCGATTGGCGGTTTCGCACTGACCGGAGTGGCCGACTTCAGCCAGGCCAAGGCGGAACTCTCGGCGTTCGGGCCGTCGCTCGCCAAGCAACTCGACACCTGGAAGCGGCAGGCCGATACGATCGGGATGAGTGCCGTCGAACTCGCCCAATACAACGTCGCCGTCAAGGGAGGGACGGCAAATCAAATCGAACTGGCCGGGGCCTTGGCGCGTGTCGTCGAACTCAAAAAGCAAATCTCCACAGTCGCTGAGTTCGGTCAGCCGGTCAGCGACGAAGCACGGCAGGAACTGCAACTCTTGCAGGAAAAAGTCGGTCTGCTGAACAAGATCGAGAGGCAGAGTGTACCGCAAGCCGAAGCGCCCGACGTCCGGCAACGCCGCGAGGCCGTGAAAAAACTCAATGATGAAATCCAACGCCAGAACGAACTGTTGTCGGCCCGCGAGCGTGGTTCGCAGCTCGGCGACACCGACATGGGCAAGCTGCTGGACCTGAAGGGCGTCGGGGCCGACGACGAGACCATGCAGGCGGCGGCGGCGAATTTGCAGGCGCTTCACGAGCGGCGGCAGGCCCTGAAGGAAAATGAGCAGGCCGAACACGACGCGGGTGCGGCACTCGATCAGCGCGTCCACGGCATCGACAATCTGGTGCAGGGACTCGAATCGGAAAACCGCGGCCTGACCCTCAATCGCCGCGAGCTGGACCATTACCGCCTCGATTCGCTCGGCGCATCCGAGGCCCATCATCGCTGGGTCGATCAACTCCACGAGGCCAACGACGCCGCACGCCTGGCCGCCGAGCGGAAGCGGATTGCCAACTCGGTCGGCCGCGAGCTGATGACCGGCCAGCAATACCTGATCGAACGCACCAGACAACTCAAAATCGCGTTCCAGGAGGGCAGCATCGGGATCGTCCAGTACACGCAGGCGCTCGATCGCGCCAAGCTGACGGCCAGCCAGATGGAATTGGGATTACATGGGGCCAGCCGCAGAGGCCAGATTGTGCAGCAGTTGGCCTTTGGCGTCGAAGATTTTGCAGTGTCAGCATCCACTGGGGGCTTCGCCGCCGGTTTTCGCGGCGCCCTAAACAACATCACCTTCGCGGCGAGCATGGTGGGCGGAGCCATCGGGCTTTGGACCGTAGGCATTGGCACCGCCATCATCGCGGCGACTTCGCTGTGGAAGGCTTTCAAGGCTTCTCGGGAAGAAACCGGTGAGATCGCCGAGAATTTGAAAAAAGCCGCCAGCCAAAAATTCATCACAGACTTTGGAACACCGTTCTCTCAGGCGCGATCGCGTCGCGAGCAGGAATTAGAGTTCTCGGAATCGGTGACCGATACCGAATCTTACGCGATAGAAGCACACAAATTATACAAGCGGAAGAGACTGGCTGAAATCCGCGCCGATGCCGCCAAGGCCGAAATGAATGAGTTGGGTAAACAACTGTGGTGGCTAAGGGAATCTCCGGATGATACGCGAGTTAAAGGTACGCAGTTTGGGATCCCGGGGGAGACTACCGTTGGCGAATTGAAAAAACGATACGCCGATTTATCCGAGGAGGTGAAGAAGCAGCAGAAGGAAGCCGCAGACGCACGTCGCGAGGAAGGCGTGCTCAAGGAGTTCTACGGCAAGGCACAGGCCGGTGACAAAGCCAAAGAGGAACAGGCAGCCACCAAAAAGAGACAGCAGGAAGATGAGCGGCACACACAGGAGATGATTCGAGAGGGAACGCGCGAAGGCGAGGCGGCCGCCGGCCGGATCGCGGCCCGCGAGAAGCGGAAGTATGACGAGATTCTGGGCGCGGCCGGGGGGGACGAGCCGCGGTTGAATCGGCAGGTGCGGATGATCGCCGAGCAGGAGAAGCGGGAGCGGCAGATTCGGGCCGATTTCGCCGACGAACCCGAACTCCGCGACAGTGTGCTCGCGGCATCGAAAAGCCGCTTCCTGGCTGAGTTTGAGACGACGCTGGAGAAGCCATCGCAGCACCGCAACGCCGCCGTGCTGGCCAACACGTCCGAGGCGTTTCAACTGAGCAAAGACGCGTATCGCGAAGCGCAGGGGGAGCGCAACGTCCAGCAACAAATGTTGACGGAACTCAAAAAGGCCAACGACAAGTTCGAGGAAATGCGCCACGCACTCGAAAAACTCAAATCCGTCGGCGCCGAAGAAATCTAACAGGGCGACGGCCAGTGACCCGCCGCCGATCGCTCGCCCATGTCCATCCTGCACGTCGTCCAGAAGTGCCGCAAGTCGGGAAAACGGGGGATTGAGGAATCCCGGTTCCGCGACATCTATCAGGTTCTCACCGACGGCATTGACGAGGATCGCGACAGCGTTCTGTCGGCGATCGACCCCAACACGGGTCTCGCAATCCCCCGGCGCGGCGAACTGCACCCCGAAAACGGTTTCTACTACGCCCGCGAGATTTCCGCCGACCAGGATCAGGACCCGCACAACGCCAACAACTGGTACGTCGTCGTCGAGTACACCAACAAGATCACCTCGACCGACCTCACGAAGCTCCTTCAATTCGACCCCACCAAATGGGCGCCGAAAATTTCCAGCGGCCGGAATTACATGGATGTGCCGTTGTACAAGGACCGCGACGGCGTCCCCTGCCGCAATTCCGCCGGCGAGACGTTTGACCGGCCCGTGCTGATCAAGAAGGGCTATCTGCTTTACAAGTACCTGCGGCACTTTGCCGCCATTCCGGACTGGTACTACACGCTCGACCAATGCACGAATGAGTCGCCGATCACGATCTACGGGAAAACATTCGCGCCCGCCACGGCGCTGGTGAACGCCCTCGCGGCCAGCGAACTCAAGTACGAGGAAGGTGTCGCGTTCTACACGCTGACCTGCGACATCCTGATCAACGAGGAAATCGACACGTCGGAGGATGCCACCAAGGTATACACCACTCGACAGGAAGACGGCCACAAGCTGCTGATTGCGAATCGAGGATTCAAGGAACTGATACCCTATGGCGGTATCGGTAACAACGAACCGCTGCCACCATTTGAGCCACCAATGCCGAAGTTGGTGGACATTGCGGACGACAAAGGAAACAAGTTCACCGTCCCGGCAACTCTCGACGAAGATGGTCGTCACGTTCGAGAGGACGACGACCCGTCCAATGACCTCAACAAGCGGTTTCGCCTGTACAACCCGGCCGACTACGGCGTTTTAGGGCTGCCTCCATGAGCGTCAAGGGATTTTCTGAATCCGACGCCGCCCGCGTCGCGGCTGCCACGCGCTGGGTCGAAGGCCAGATGCCGAACGCTCCCGGCACAGAATCGCAGCGACGAATCCGCCCGGCCGAAATGTATGAGGGGTTTCTGCTGGCCGACCTGCCCCCGTCGTCCGATGACGGTAAGACCGAGACCCGCGCCAAGATGCGCGTCTACGACGGCGAACGAGACCGGTGGGGCGAATCGCACATCACGGTCGAAGTCGTCAACCGTGACGATGCCCTGGCCCTGCGATCGGGCGACTACCTGATCGTCCGCAACATCCACAACGAATTTCGGCCGCTGCACGTTCAGACCGATCGCTGTTCTCCGTTTGACTGCTGGGATCCGTGGGAAGGTCAGACCTACCGCCCCGCGTTCGAGCCGTGGGGCTACGTCCCCGAGCAGATCATTCTCGAAGCCGGCAGCATGGACGCGCCGGTCGGCGGACAGCACCTGCTGACCCGCATCAACACCGAACCAATCGAACACTGGGCCAGCCCCTGCGACGACGACAATGAAGCCGGCTCGTCGCAGGGCAATTGCAGCGATACGGTCCGGGCCTCGTTTCTCGCGCCGCCCGTCGCCGAGCGGGTCTTTGGCGGGCGATACCGCTCCGCGCCGTTCACCATCCACAGCAAACGGGCGACCAGCAGTCTGCAGGAGTGCGGCGTCACGAAATACAAAGTCCACGAGTGCGACGGCACCGTGCCGATGACCTGCACCAATTCCGTGTGGGTCGCGGATGACCCGGCCGCCTGCGGCAGCCCCTGCCAGATTATCGAGCCCGAAGCCACCTGCGACGCCCAAGCCGAAGGCCGAACTGGCGTGGGTCTGTGCCGCGGCGATGATCTGATCGCCTGCTGGTACATCCACTGGAAGGACGACATCCATCCCGTCCTGAATCCACCAAACGGCGCGAAACACGCGCGGCTGACGTTGATGATCGTCGGGGAAGGACCGAGCGACACCCTCCGGGTGGCCACGCCGATCACCTACGCCGGGCCAATGCAATCCACCTGCGCCCAAAAACTGGAGTTCCGGCGCCATCTGTCATTTTCCGATTTCAGCCCTCAGACGTTCGGCGAGGCGATGATGCAGCACCTGGACCTGACGCACGGTCCCGACACCGTGTGCATCCGGCAGGTGCCTTATGACGTGTGTAGCTGCCAGACGGTGCAGAACGGACTGCCGTACCCGTCCTACACGATCAGCTACACGTCGCCGATATACGGTCCAATCAGCAAAAGAGTCTACAGTATCGACCACATGCTCTACGAATCGCTTCCGGGGCCGATCGTCAGGGGGGAAGGTCGCAAGGCGGGTCTGTTTTGCGTGTACCGTTCGGCCTGCCCGACTTCCTGTGGAAAAGACGAATGCCCTGATGGGATTTCCTTCGCCGGCTCCATGTATCTGCTGATCTTCGAGAAATTCGGCGTCCGGCGATACTACGTGATTTCTTCTGGCGGCGGTATGCTCTGTGTCGAAGCCGAATTTGTGGAGTGGTACTCCGACCCGTGTTCCGGCACGAAGGTACTCACCCAGACCGGCGGCGAGCCAGGCATCGACACCGTCACGATCACCCCCGGCGCGGAATGCTCGACCAGTACGACCACGTCCAGCACGACCTCCACCACCACCACGTCGACCACCACCACCAGCACCACGACGGAGGAGCCGACCACCACCACCACCACGTCGACCACCACCAGCACAACCACGACGGAGGAGCCGACCACCACCACCACGACAACGACGACCACCACCAGCACAACCACGACGGAGGAGCCGACCACCACCACCACGTCGACCACCACCAGCACAACCACGACGGAGGAGCCGACCACCACCACCACGACAACGACGACCACCACCACGTCGACCACCACGACGACGACCACCAGCACAACGACCACTACCACGACGACGACCTGCCCGCTCCAGGTCGGCACGTGTGCGTGTCAATACAAGTGCGTGAATGGCGAGTGGACTCTCATCGAGAGTCGCTGCAACGAGTGTTCACATCCGATGTGTGCCGACAGTTGTCTCGACCCGCTGCCGTGTACTGAGGGTGCTTGTCTTCAGGTCAATTGTTATTCGGGGACCTGTACATGGAAGTGGTGTGAGATCACGAACACCTGGTTGCTGCAAAGCAACACCTGCGACAGCTCAACGGGCGATGCAGTTAGGTGCGTGGCGCCCAGTATCTCGGGATCGACACACTGCCAGGAAGAAACCACCGCCTGTCGGTGCACGGGCCAGAATACGCTGGACGGCAACTGCACCACGGTCTGCACGACCACCACGCCGCCGCCATGCGATGCCAACAACTGCCTCTACACCTGCGTCAACCAGGTGTGGGTGTACACGTCGGACGCCTGTGCGCAAGGTTGCGGGTGCCCAGCCCCGCCGGGCCTCAACTGCGATCCTGAACAGTCAACCACAACTTTGCCGTGTCAATGATGGAGAACCAATGCGTGCGACACTGACCGTCGGAATGGCGACCTACGATGATTTCGATGGCGTCTACTTCACCATTCAGGCTCTGCGACTGTATCACCCGGCGATTCACGAGATCATCGTGGTGGACAATCGGCCCGAGAGTCCCGACGGACAGATGACGGGCCGGTTCGTCCGCGGTTCCGTGGCCAACGGGCGATACATTCCGTTCGCCGACGTGATTGGCACCGCGGCACCACGAGACCGAGTATTTCGCGAAGCCACGGGCGACATCGTGTGTTGCGTCGATTCACACGTCCTGCTGCATCCGGGCGCAATCGAGCACCTGCTGGCATACTTCGAGACACGACCCGCCAGCAAGGACCTCGTGTCTGGTCCAATGCACTACGACGGCGGCGGATTTGCGACGCATTTTCAGGACCAATGGCGGGCGCAAATGTGGGGCGTTTGGGACCGTGCCTGGGAGTGCCCGTGCGGCGAATTGTTCAGCGTTGTCGGCGGACAACACCCCGACGGCCGCGAGCAACTGCTGTTTCAACCGATCTTCGGCGAACGCACCGCCCGCCATTTCCTCACCGCCTGCCCGAAATGCCATCGCGACTATCCGCGAGACCTCGGCTATTCCGGTCACGAGCAACCGCTGACAGCCGCCGGATACCGGTATGATCTGGCAGACCCCTTCGACATCCCGGCGATGGGGCTCGGCCTGTTCGCCTGTCGCCGTGAGGCATGGCCGGGATTCAATCCCGAATTTCGCGGCTTTGGCGGCGAGGAATTTTACATTCACGAGAAATGTCGCCGGGCGGGCGGCCGATGCGTCTGCATCCCGCAACTCGGCTGGACGCATCGGTTCGGCCGACCGCACGACATGCCCTATCCGAACACGATGTGGGATCGCGTTCGCAATTACGTCATCGGCCACCGCGAACTCGGTTTGTCCCTCGATCGCCTCACGGAGCACTTTCTGACGAACGGCACTTTTCCAAAACGGGAATGGGACCTCCTGCTGTCGTCCGACCCGCCGCCAGAATGGCCGCATCCCGGAGGCCGTCCCCCCATTGTGAGCCAACCACAGCTTTCGCAGGGACCACAAGCGGCCCCGGCTCCGGCTCCGCCAGCTCAGGCATTGAATTTTTCGATCAGCACCGCCGCAGCGGCAGCCGAACCAACCCGATCGCAGAAGCCGAAAACTCTGGCCGACGCGAGCAGCATCGAAGATGCCTACCTGCTGGCCGCTTCGACGACAAGCGACATCAACGAGCACTGCCCGACGCTCAGAGAATGGGCCGCCAAATGCGGAGACGTGACGGAATTCGGCGTTCGTTACGGAGTATCCACCGTGGCGCTGGCCGCAGGAGCCAAACGACTCACCAGCTACGATCTGGTCAGGCAGGGGGACGTGACGCACATCGAACGCCTGGCCGGTGACCGGTTTCGCTTCATAACAGGGGACTCGCTGACCGCCGACATCGAACCGACGGACCTGCTGTTCATCGACACCCGGCACAACGCCACGCAACTACGCGCGGAACTCGCCCGACACGCGCCCAAGGTCCGGAGAGCGATCGCACTGCACGACACGCAAATCTACGGGGAACGCGGCGACGACGGTGCCGAAGGCTTGTTGGTCGCGCTGCGCGACTTTCTGGCCGCCAACCCGCAATGGTTCATCGCGCATCACGCCAGCAACAACTTCGGACTGACCATCGTTTCCAAACACGACGGCGATCGACCACAGACCGCCATCGCGGACCAGGCCGCGGCGGCCATCCCCCGCAAAACCGCCCCGGATCATGGACCGGGAACCGAGCTGGCGTTGATTCTCAAGAGCCTCGGAATCGAACCGCAGTCGAGTTGCGACTGCAAAGGCAAACAGGCCCAGATGAACGTCTGGGGCGTCGCCGGCTGCCGCGCCAATCTCAACACAATCATCGGATGGATGCGTGATGGCGCCGGGCGCTGGAACTGGACGGACCGTTTCGCCGCCGCGGCGAAGGCGGTCACCACGGGACTCGCGTTCCAGGTCAACTGGCTCGACCCGTTTCCCGACATCATCGAACAGGCCATCCAACGAGCCGAGCAAGACCAACGCGCCGCGCAATGACGCCGATCATCATCAACGTCCGCGATCGACTCGCCACGACCCGCAAGATGGTGGATGATTGCCGCCGGTTCCGAGACGCACACCCCATCATCGTGGACAATGCAAGCAGCTACCCGCCATTGACGCGCTGGTACGACTCGATGCCGTGTCAGATCGTGCGACTGACCGAAAACATCGGCCCCCGCGCACCGTGGTTTGTGTTCGACCAGTTCGTGATTGACAGCGAGCGGCCGTACGTCGTGACCGACTGCGACCTCGACCTGTCCGATGTTCCCGATGACGCGCTCGACGTGCTCGAATTCGGACTCGTGGAACATTCCGACGTCATCAAGGTGGGATTGTCGCTGCGGATCGACGACGTGCCGGACGAATACCGCTTCAAAAAACAGGTGCTCGGCCGCGAAATGCCATTCTGGAAAAACAGGCGCGGCCGGTTCTTTGAGGCCGATATCGACACGACGTTCGCCATGTATCGACCGAACACCGGCTGGGGTGGCTACGGCCCGGCGTTACGCGCCGATCGACCCTACACCGCAAAACACGTCCCCTGGTACTTGATCGAACACTCCGAGGAAGATTCGTACTACTTTCGGCACCTCAATACCGCCGGCATCTTTTGGTCGGCACTGGAGAACGAACGCTACCGATGATCGTTCCCTTCGTCACCTGTCTGTGCCCGACGTATCAGCGACCAAGGCTGTTGGAAAACGCCATTGCCTGCTTCTGCGAGCAGGAGTATCCCGCCAATCGCCGCGCCCTGGTGATCCTCGACGATGCCGGACAAATTCGCCCGCAGCACGGCAACGGCTGGGAACTTCACTCCCGATCCGAGCGGTTTGCCAGTTTGCCGGACAAGTACAACGCACTCGCCGCGCTCGCCGACCCGGCTACGGATTTGTTCGCCATCTGGGAGGATGACGATATCTACCTCCCGCATCACCTGTCGGCACACGCCGCAGCCTTGTCACGGCGAACAGGCACGCCGCAGCGTCCGCTTCCACTCTGGTCCAAACCGTCGCGAGTGCTCAGTCTGTACACCGGCAAACCCGAGCAGGAAAACGCCAGCGGACGTTTCTTCGCCAGTATCGCCGTCACTCGCGAACTGTGGCGGCACGTGGGCGGGATCCCCAACACTCGCCGAGCCGACTTCGACCAGCAGTTTATGGCCGCACTGCTGCGCGCAAACGGTCCGGCTGCCGATCCGCTCGACTTCTCGCCGCAGCGCACGCCAGGTTACTGCTTTCGATGGGCTTCGACCGGCGCGTATCACGGACAGGCGCTCATGCAGTCGCCCGAAGATGTCACCTGGTACGAGCGATGCCAGAAATCAAGCCCTGGTCCCATCGACCACCTCAGTCCCGCCCCCGACGCAGAGACACGCGCCACAACTCAAATCTGCTGTCAGCCCAAAATTTTATTTTGACAAGATGCGCGCGACACAGCACCAACGGTCAAACAGAGGAGCAGATACACAATCGGCGCCCCCTGGCCAATCGCTCGACAGCGGGCGGGACTGTAGTTGACACGCGCCACGGCGAGAGTATGATTCGCGCATGCCCACCATTTCCGCGAAACACTCCGCCGCTCTCTCGCGGCTCACGTCGAAAATCAATCGGGCACGCTGGGCCGATGTGCCGAAGGAAGATCGCACGCAACGCATGCGTGAATTGGCGCGGCAGCGTATGGCGAAGCTGACGCCGGAGGAGCGGAGTTCTATCGCGTCGAAGGCCGGGCGCTCGGTGAGCCGAGCGGCGGCGTTGAAGCGAGCGAAATCCGCAGCCGCCGGGCGGGCCAGGGCGCGGAAAGCACGAGCAGAACAAGCCCGAATGGCGAACCGCCCGCAGAATTCTTGAAATTTTATTGCCTAGTCGCATCACGACTTACGGAGAATTCTGCGAAATCTCGGCGAATTTCTGACGATATCTATTTACAGACGCCGTGGCGTCTGTACAATAGGGGCGTAACAAGGAACAGCCGAGCGGTTCGGCTGGATTGACTGAGACTCACTCGAAATGAAAAGGAAACAGCCAATGCAAGCTACACTCTGGCGCTTCGAGGGGATGTTTTTCGGTGGCGATCGTGACGCGGCCGGTGTTGAGATAGGCGATATCTGCACTGGAAATTTTGCCACGATAACCGCTGATCCAACCGAGGCCCAAAACCTGCTTGAAAAACGGTACGCGGATTTCAGCGGACGATTCAGCGTGGGAGTTCTTGAAGTCGCACCACAAACCCGCTGGGCTGCGAAGACGTTGGCGCGCGTGATGAAACGCGGCGGAACAAAGCAGATTCCGCTGCTGGCGTAGTCTGATACGCGGCCGGATGATCCGGCCGTCGTGTGCGTAGTCCCGCGGCCGATTCGGCCGCGGCCGATTGCGGGCGGA